GCCTGGCAATCATCTCGGTGCGCTGCTGAGCGGCCCCAATCGTCTGCTGTACGGCCATTAACGTGCTGCTCTGCAATGCGCTAGGGTCGAGCCCGTCAGCCGCCTTAGAGACGCCTGTGCGGTTCTCGCGCATCTGGTCTAGGTAGTCGAGCATCGGGAATGCTTCTTTGCCGACAAAGGGCAAGTTAAACGGCACGACGGCGCCAGGCTGACGCATACGAATCACGCCGCCGGCTTCGTTATTCATCACGTCTTCCAGGCTCGCCTGGCCTTCAACAATGCCCACCCTGGGGTGCGTGCTCATCGCCAGGCTGTCTAGGCTTGCTCGCAGCACTGCGGTCTTGATGCGCTGTATGTCCATCGTCAGATCTGCGATCGACATGCCAAACATCGCGTGCGGCTCTGGATCAGGGCAAAAGAACGCGAACGGCACCATGTCGGTCGGCTCGTTACGCAGAATTTCGTAATTAGGGCCAGCGCAGCAAATGCGTCGCAATTCGGCAACGCCATCGCCGTCCGTATCGATCTTGGCGTATGCCTCGACATAAAGAACGCGCCGCACCATCTCTGAGTTTTCAAATGAGCTTTGCTGGTAGCGCTCGCGAGCCTCGACGTTAAAGAGCTCGAAGTCTGTGTCGCTGGTGGTGGCGTACTGCTCAATCTCGTCAGCGTCGTAACCGAGCTCGACCATGTCGCTGATGGTTAGGTAAGCGCGGTGCGCGACCAGGTCGGCGTCTTCAAGGCTGCGAGCATTGCGGTTGATCACAATCTCTTCTGGCGGCACCGACTCGACCTTGATCTTGCCAACCTTCTTGCGGTGCGTGACGCGGACGGAGTGCATCGCCTCGGGGTTGTCGCTCGACGTCATGCTCTTGAGCATGTCGATCTCAACGTCTGGGTTGCTGTTAAGCGCAGCCAGAGCCTGGTCATCCAGGTTCTCGAGCTCGTAGCTCTGCGTCTTCTCTGACTCGTCGTAGCAATACTTGATAAAGCCAGAGCCCTTCACCAGCGCGTCTTTCATCGTGGCGTATATGATCTCGATATAGCTCTGGTCTTGATCCTGGTTCAGTACGTAATTGACGTAGTCGGTCGCCTGCTTGGCCATCTCGACGTCTTCAGGGCCGGTCGGTGCGTATTCCACGACGTGATCAGAGCCACAGAAAATGCGCATAAGAGACGGCAGCATCGCCTGTACGGTATCGCGTACATCCATCGTTTGTGCGGTGCTGCGGCCCTCTTCTTCGTTGCCCAGGGGCTCGCCGGCGTAATACTCGGCTGCCTCTGCGCGCACTGGCGAGATGGTGTTGTCGATGAAGTCCACGGCATCTTCGATGGCAAGCGTAATAGCGGCCTGCACCTCTTCTGCGTCCATGCTCATGTCTTCTTCAATAAATTCTTCGTCGTCGTATAGTTCTGCCATCGTTATATTCCGTAAGGTGCCAATAGGCCGCCAAATGCCTCAAACGGCGCGCGAAAAGCAGCGCGCTCAGCTGGGTCTTCCATGTACTGCTGGTCTAGCAGGCCGCGCATCGCAGGCGTGCTCATCATGGAATTTGGGTTTTGCGTCGGCGGTAGTTGTTGGTTTTGAATAAAACTATCCATTTGCTGGCCGTAGCCCTGCGGAGACGCGATCGCGGCCCGTGGATCTGGTGCGGCCATTCCTTGCACAAACGTATCTATGCCGCTCAACAAACCAGATACGAAGCCCTGGCCTGCTTCTGCAGCGCGCGGTAAGACTTGGCTTTGCGCTTCCGCTGCAAGCAGTCCGCTTGGCGGGTTTTCGCGGCGATACTTTCTGCCGCCGGCACGGCGGGCATCAATCTCGTTTTGTATGTCTATGTCTTCGGGCGGTATCGCCATCGCATTGCCAGAAGACGTAGCAGCTGCGATTGCTGCAGCACGGCCCATCTTCTTTTTGTCTTCAAGATATTTCATGACGCCGTCTAGCCACTGCTGATCGGCTTTCTGAGCGTCGCCGCCCATTAACACAGCGCCAACACGCTCTTGCGCGTTAAGAGGCTCGCCAAAGCGCTTTGAGCTCTCTTTCGTTATTACCTTGTCGCCAGTGGCTCTAAATAGGTCTGGAAACATGACTTGCAGCGGAACACTCTCCTCGAGCCCGCCGGCATAGATGCCAGGGATGCCGTGCGAGTAGGTGTCGTGGTAAGCGTTATCCAGCAGATCAGCGCCAGGCATGCCTCTGATTGTGCTGAAGCCACTGTCGCCTCTTTCGAGCCCGCGTAGCTCTGGCTCCGTCAAGGCGCGCACTGTGTCTTCGTAGTTGGGAAAGCCTTTGTTGCCGTACTCTTTCTTTTTCATTTCGCCGACGACCAGCTTGCGCAGATCGTTTGACGACATGGCGTCACCGTTACTTGCACTCACGGCCATCTGGCCTTTCAGTTGCGCCAACCCCTCTGGCGTCTCAACGCCGGCGAAACCAGGTACTGACTTGCGGATGACTCTGTTAAATTTTGCGAGCTCTTTCTTCGGCAGCTGCAGAGCGGGCAATTGCCGCACCATCGCCTCGGCGACCATAGTGTTGAAGTCCATCGCAAGGTCACCCATGCGCGCATACACGCCGCGCACGTCGTCGCCTAACAAGCCTGCCCTGGTAATCTGGTTTTGCTTTGTTTGGGCTGCGTCACGCATGGACGCCCAACCCAACAAGTTGTTGCCATACGAATTCATCAGCGGGTAGTTAGGGCCACCCTGCAGATATATTTCCTGGTCTAAAGGCACGCCTTCGACATTGTCCAAAATCCCACCGGCAATACTGGCGTCACCCTGTATCGGCACCAGCATTTCACCCTGCATAGATTCAGGCGTGATGATATCGCGCGACATGACGTCTACGTCTGGTGACGCGCCAGGCGTCATGCGCATACGTTCGCGCCTACCAAATGCCGTGCGATCAGCGGCTATTTGACCCAGGTACTTGTTAACGGAATTGAGCTCGCGCTTGCTGACTTCTTCGCCACGCAACACTTTGTCCATCGAGGCACGCAAGACCGGCGACAATGAGGCTGTGACGATTCCGGCTTCAGCGTCTTGTGGCGCTGCTGCTGCGGTCATAGCGGCTAAAGGTATTCCGTATTTCCTAGCAACCGTTATGTATTGGTCGTCAAAAATAACGTAATTGCTGGTTTTTTTTGCGTCACCGTCTTTACGTTTACGACTTTTGCCATCTGGATATTTAACCCCTTTAATACCGGCGCTGTTCAAAGTTGCAGCCGCAAAATCAGGGCCGTCGTCTTCGAGATAGCGAAGCAACTCCATGCCATAAGGGTTTTCTCGAGTGTTCAGATTAAGGTTTTCCGATACAGTCTCGAACCAATCAGTTGCTTCTAGCTTGGCTTGCACGCCTGGTGGTTGCTCATCAAGCGGCGCGAAAAGATCAAGCAACTCGTCGTCAGTTGCGTTAATGCGAACCTGATACATGCTGCCTTTCATGTCGTTTTGATAACGAGATACAGCGTCCGCAATTTTTGACTTTGGGACAGACCTAAACTCAATGCTGGCACCTTGAATTATGTCGGCCATTTGCGTCGGAGATAAGTCGGGCGAAAGATTTGCTGCGTCGTATATGACAGAAGAAAAAGTCCGTAGCGACTCGTCGCTTAAACTGTCTTCGATCCCCGCGTCTCTTAACGATCTTTCTTTGTCGACGTTTTTGTGTCGAAGTGCGTTGCGATATTCTGTAGCGACGCTTTCATCGCCGGCAAAATACAGCCCGCGACCATAGGCTTGGTTACCCTCGCCAGAACCAATGGCGTCCATGCTGAATTTGTCAAAAGAATATGGAGAACCGTGGTAGCCAAGGATGCCTTGGTTCGCAGCCGCGTCTGCAGCATCAGCTGCGCGCAAGCTCGCTAGGGTTGCGTCATCAATCAGACCGCCAGCTAGCGACGTTAGGCCGTCCAGCTTTGCCAATTACTTGGCCTTCTTGCTTGGCTTCTTAGCAGGCGACTTTTTGCTGAGCATCTTGGCGATGTCATTTGCAGCGTCTTGCACGCCGCCTGGGCCACGTCGATAGGTCTTTTGGTCTGTATGCGCCACTCGAGCCCCCATATATGCCGATTTCATGGGGGTTAATTTTACCAGCTAGGTAATTGACAGCCCTCGCCTGAGCGGTTTCTGCCAGCTGCTAGCCGCGCTCATCACGCCGCTGAGCGTCATTGCGTCGCTGGCAAATGTCAGGCACAAAGAGTCAGCCAGGTCAGGCGAGCGCAGCCCGCGCTTGCGCATCTGGTCTTTGCTTTCCAGCTGCATCTTGCCGGAGCTCGTGAACTTGTACTTGGCGCTAACGAGCTCCGCGAGCAGATCGTCGTCTTGGGGCAGCGACACGTCACGGGCCTCGAGCCAGGCTTTCACCTTAAACCAGAGCTCAGCGCGCAGGTTGATGTACGTCGCCTTGGAGCTCGGGCTCTCGCTGGTGTTGATACCTACCGCCGGCAGGCCGAGCTCACGCAGGCGGTCGCACACACCACCGCCAAGGCCAATCGAGTCCACGTTGATCTGCACCGGCTGCGTTCGCGGCTGCTGGCTTTCATACTCAGCAACGACGGCGCCGCATAGCTGCATAAGATCCAAGCCCTGCCAGGTCTGGATGCCCATGAGCTCGCGCCCGCGGCGCTTACAAAGGGCACTGCGGTCGGAGCCAAAGCGGCTCACGTCCAAGCCCCACACGATCGGCTCGTCTTCCGTGATAACAACCTCGCGCCTTTGGGCGCTTTCAACGAGCTCGAGCGGAATTGCCGTGTCGTCGTCGCGCTGCGGAAACTCGCCAAGCACGCGCACGCGAAAGGCATTGCTCTCTTCGCCAAAGCGCGCAGCCATTTCACTCACATAATCTTCGCTCACCCTGGGCGAGTCGATGCAGCTGACCTTGCGCGTCCACCAATCACCCGCCATGCGGTGGTGGGTATCGAAGAAGAAGCCAGAGCTCCTGGTCGGGTTGCCGAGCAGAACAGTCGTTGCGTGCTCGCCTGACATCGAGCCAGCTGCGGCCTCAAATACCGCCTCGGGGATACCGGAGGCTTCGTCGCACACCAACATCACGTTGTCTGAGTGAACGCCCTGCAGCGCTTCTGGCGTTTCTGCCCTGGACGTTCTACAGCTGATGAAAGCCTCGCTCGGCGCGGCCTTTAGGCTTACGCGGTCGCTCTTCACTTCCAAGAGCTCTTTGATCGCCACAGGGCACTCATTGATCCAGCGCTTGAGCTCGGCAAACAGCGCGTCGAATAACTGCGCGCTGGTCGGCGCTGTTACAACGACTTTGACGGGATAGCGAGTCAGCAAAAAGTGCAGCATCGCCCACGAGCTCGCCGTGGATTTGCCGGTGCCGTGGCCAGAGCGCACGCTGATTTTGCGCTCGCCAGATGCTATGGCATTGAGGAATTCTTTTTGCCAGGCGTCGGGCGATTGCTTGAGCACTTGCTCAACAAAAGCGACGGGGTCACTGCGAAAGCGCTTAACAAACGCTATATATGGGTTTTCTGCCATGCCATATTTTACCGTGTTTGTATGCGGTAAAAGGGTCAGAGGGTTTTCCCGCACAAAAAAAAGCCCGCGTTAGCGGGCTGGTATTCAATGTATGTCTTCGCTCGTTGGCGGCGCGTCTGACTCAACCGTGACCCAAACAACCCATTCTTCCAGATCTAAATCCCACATGATCGACGTGTCAGCGTTGAGCGAGCCACGATAAAACTGCGCAACAATCTTGGCGTTCAGGAATTCAGTACCACACCAGAATAGCTGGCCACCTTCTACCGGCTCGCTTTCATCTTCCATGATCTCGAACCGATCAGACTGCTCATGGTAAAAATTCGGGCTTGCCGTGTGGCACAGATAGCCGATTTCACGGGTCGTCATGTTTATTTTGATTTCCATACTTTTATCCTATCACTATGCGCCCGCGTTAGCGGGCTGATTCGGTGAGCCTGTCGGATGCGGCGAGCAATATATCGGCTAAGCCAACAGCTGATATGTACCTGTGGTTCTTGCCATTGGGACTGATGTCCGGCGCTCGCTCTGCGTCGGCGGCGATGGCCTCGAGAAGCATCGCCATCTGCCGGTTGTTGAGCTCTGATGCGTGTTTGACGTGCCAGGGTGCTGGTAGTTGTGTTGTCGTCATACTGCCTCCCGCCGCTTACGCGGTTCCCCGTGGCAACCATCTAGTGTCTTTGATGACAGAAAGCCTTTCTTTTACTACAACGACTAAAGGCGCGGTGTAGCTAACGTAATCTTCTTCGCCGTCTTTGCCCTCGTGGTATTGCGGATAAACTTCTTGCTCAATAACGTCTGCAAGCTCCATTTCTTCGCAACAAACTTCAAAGGTGTAGGAGGGACTCAGTTTTCTTATGCCGTTTACTCTCACTTCGATACTCGGCGTTGCCCAGTAGATCTTGCCGTCTTTTTCAAAAGTTTCGTTTTCCATGTCCGTTCTCCGTTGTTATGGCCCTAATTATACCGATATTGTTCTATCTGTCACCTTTTTGGTGACAATAATATGCGATAAATATGAGAAAATTAGAGCTCACCAATCACCACATATGGAGCTCCCATGTACGGATCACACTCAAAAACCATGAAAGCCATGAAAGGCAAGCGATCAGCAACCAAAGAAGCGCGCAACGCACGCATGGCTGCCGGCACGAACATGCCCGTCGTTAAGCCACCCTACCCACCACGCTAGCCGTGGCCACACCACGCAAGGGCAAAGCCCGCGTCAAAGTGACGGCCAGTGGGAAGAAAGTGTCCTACGGCCAGGCGGGCAAGGCCAAAGACGGCTCGCGGCGCGTGCAGCCGTCCAGCAAGAAAGGCGACGCCTACTGCGCCAGGTCTGCCGGCCAGATGAAGAAGCACCCAAAAGCCGCCAAGAACCCCAACAGCCCACTGCGCCTTTCGCGAAAGCGCTGGAAGTGCGCTGGCACAAAATCTAGGAGAAAGTGATGTCAGGAAAAGGACTCTACGCAAACATCGCTGCCAAGCGGCGGCGGATCAAAGCGCAGAAAGCCGCGGGTAAAAAGCCCGAAAAGATGCGCAAGCCTGGCACCAAAGGTGCGCCTACTGCCAAAGCCTTTCGCGCTGCGGCGAAGACTGCGAAGAAGGGCACTCGAAGAAAATAAAAATTTTTTTTGGTGCGCGGAAGTCTAGTCCTCCACCCCCCACCCCCCTGCTGGTTCAAGGGGGGGGTCGGCCATTGTTCCACGGCACGTTCCACGGCCCTTTCGCGGCCCAATTTAACATAATGATGATTACGCGCAATTGCGCAAAGACGTAAGTCATTGATTTTGCTGACCTAACAGTTTTGCGTGCAATTATTTGCGGTGTTCCACGGCAAAACGCCCCTTAACCCAGCTGTCGCAGCAAATTGTTCCACGGCCATTTCCTGCGCGCAAAGCCGGCTGCGCGAGCCAGTGTCTGCGAGCTAGGTTTCGTCGCTCTCGTGCTCGATCACGCTGTCGTTTGTGAGCTCACGAAGCGCAGCCAAATGCTGATCACCCAACGTGATATTGACCAACGGATCGCGCTTCTCACGCCATTGGTCTGGGTTCACATTGCCGGCCAACCACTTGCGCGTGTCGATGCGTAGCTTGCGAACGGTCGCATCGTGCGCGTCCATCGTGCCATCGGCTATCTCAAGACACTCTTCGGCCAGCGCATCAGCCCACAGCTTACGCGCCTGCATGTAGCGATCGTGCCTTCCCTCGCCCTCTTCAAGCCAACGGTAGAAAGCACGCCGGCCAACCTGGCACTCCTTCATCGTGTTAACCACAGTCATGCCGCCAGCAATCATGTTGAACACGGCTTCCTCGCCACGCTCTTCCAGGCTCTTGATCTGCGCTCTGATTATCGGTCTGCCAGGCATGCTAGTTCGCTCCTAATTCGTTGAGTATGTCGTCGAGCTCGCTATCCCAACCATCGGCCAGATCTTCGAGCTCTTCACGCCGATACGCAGGCTCCGCGGGTTTGCGCTCCGGCTTCGCCTTCGGCTCTGCCGGTCGCTCGACCAGCACAGTCTCCATTGTGTTCCACCTGTCACCGCACCGCAAACACTCGCGACGCCGTCTAACGCCCTCTCGCAGCTTGTCAGAGCTAATCACCCTGTTGCCGCTACTACCGCACTGCTTACACTTCATATCGCCTCACAGCCCCTCTACGGCGCTCTCAGCGCCTAGTATGTCCATGACTTGCGCTATCGCATCACCCTTCGTCACCATATCCGTCGTATACCGCAGCACCCGATAGCCGAGCTCGAGCGCCTTGTTGTACTTAAAGCAGTCCGATCGAAAGCCAACGCCGCTGGTATGCCGGCCCCCGCTCCACGTTCCGCCCTCCACCTCAATGACCAGGTCGCTGCCGGTGATCACAAAGTCGAACCGAAACCTTCGGCCAGGTATCAGCAGCTGCTCCCGCTCGAAGCTCACGCCCGCCGCCTGCAGCTGCGCTGCAAGCGCCTCCTCGCCCTTGCTGCCCGCCGACTGCTTCTTGGCCTTTGCCTTTGCCTTTGGTTTTTTAGCCTTTTGCATCAGTCACGCATCACTACTTTTGCAGCACCCAAAACCTGCATCAGTAGTACCCTGCCGGTACAAGTAAAATTTGTACCGATGCAGGTACATTTTGATGCTCGCCGCTGCATCGCTCTGCATCAGTAAAAAACACGCTACTGATGCACCGTTATTCATCAATCTCACCCTCGCTGACCCACTGTCCGACGATCACAAACTTGCGCATCATTCGCGTCTTATCTGGCCGCTCGACTACTCGCAAAGCGCCGTTGTCGATCCAAGTGCTGAGCATGTGGCGCACCTTGGTACGCACATAGCTGTCGTTTACATCTAGGTTCAGCACGTCTGCTACGGCATTGCCCACCCAATCCTTGGCACGATGGCTCTCGCGGTACTCACCTGCCGCCACGGCGCGCTGCACCGTCTCCAAGTCGTTTCGCGTCACGTCAGAGAATGCGTCCGGCCACTGCCACGGCTCACTCACGCCGACGCTGTCGCCGTTCGGGAGCTCCACGCTGACCATTTGGCGCCAGGTCGAGTCGCCGGAAGGTGGCGCCAGGTTGTCTTTGCTGTCGCCCTCGCGGCTGTATCGCCAGAATTGGTCTTCATCGATGCCCGCGTTGCGCGCCTCTTCTGCCGTCATGCGCTGCAGGCGTCTAACATGGCGGGCTGCGTCTACTAATGCACTGGCGCCGCGCGCATCAGAGACAGTCGCTTCCTGCATGCCGTTGCCCTTTCGGACGTGATGCACGAGCTCGATGCTGCAATTGGCGTCGTTCGCGACCTGTGCCCAGCGTTTGACCACCATGTCGATGGCCTTGTTATCGTTCTCGCTTAGGTGGTGCGAGCTCACGAACGGGTCAACAATGACGACGTCCACGTTCATGGCCTTTATATGGTGTGTCAGTGCGTCGGCAGCTGGCGTGAGCACGTTGGCCCCGCCGGCCTGCTCGGCAATGATCAGCGGCTCGTCTCGCCCGCTGTTGACCAGCAGTCTGTCGCCAAGGTCGTCTTGCGTGATGCCGTAGTGCTGGGCGATGCCCGCGATCCGGCGCTGTAGCTCTTCCAGCGGGTCTTCCAGGTTCCACACCCACACTCGGCGTTTTGGCGTCTCGATGCCCATGATCGAGCGGCCCGTAGCCATCGCCACGGCCTCGGCAAGCGTGATCGCCGTTTTGCCAGTGCCGCCTGGCGCTACAGTGACAGATAGAAATTTTCTGATGAAGTGCCGGCCATAAACCCACTCCCGCGGCGGTATCTTGCTCGCGTCGCCGAGCACAAAAGGCTTTGGCTCGAGCGCCACCTTCTGCGCTTCAGCGGCTTCGGCTTGCGCCTCGCGCGCTTCGCGCTGCTCAGCCGCGCTGTTGCGGGCGTGCGTCTGCGCGATGCTGTTGACCGTGCGTTCTACTTCGTCGCGATCGAGCGGCGGGCTGTTGTAGGCGTTCCACTGCAGCACCTGCTCGAGCACCGCGTCGGAGCTCAGCCCCTGGCGAAACAGCCGGCCAGCTTCGGCAGCCGCTTGGTGATTGCGGTTGCCCTCGGCTTCGCCGGCCTCTTTCACATTGAAAGACAGGCCAGTATCAACCGGCCCAGGCGCCGGTTCGTTGAAAGACTTGATCTTGCGCAGGTCTGCGGCGTTTAACTTCGGCAGGCTGCCCCACCACACGTCAACGTCAGGATCGTCGTCGCGTGTATAAACGTGGCCGCTTTCGTGGATGCTACCTGGCGCAATCACACAGCCGCCTTGGCCTCTCAAATCAATGCGCAGGTCTGGGTTCACGCCGTTGCGAACAGGATAGTTGGGATCAACCTGGTAATAGAAGTGTTTGCCCTTGCTCGTCGTGACGCGCCGCGGTGTGTAGGTCAGGTTCTCTCGAACGAATTTGACGGCGTCGTCGCTGTCCGCATCGACCACGACGATCTGCTTGCCAGTGATAATGGCGTAGTTGTTGTTGGCGTAGTTGGCGCTGTTTAGCCAGTATTCCTGCTGCCCTTCTGGCGGTTCTGCAGTCTGCCAGGGCTGCCACTTAACGATTGGTCGCTTCTCAACAGGGTGCGCAGGCACGACAGTGAAGCCCTCTTCTGCGAGATCACGCGCCGCCTCTCTTACCCCTTCGCGTGTATACACAGGCTCAGCCATTGGCCGCGTTGCTAAAAAGGTCTGGCCTAAGCTCTTCGCGCTTGATGCCGGTGATGGCCTCAACTTGCACGACGCGCTCTGCAGGAATCTTGTCTGCCCACTTCCACTTGTAAACTGACCCGCGCGAAATGTTTAGTTGGCGCGCGAGCTCGGCGATTTGGATGTCTTCCCAGATGTTTGTATTACTCATCGCTGCGAATGTACACCTTTAAGGTGACAGTCACAACACACAAACACGATGTCACCGAAAGTGTTGCTCATTGTCACCCTTTGCGATACATTCGGCTGACGACATTACTAAGGAGACAAACTCATGAAGGACATCGCCGACCGTATACGCGATCTCCGGAATGCACGCGAACTTAGCCTGCGTCAATTGGCTGAATTGTCCGGAATCAATCACAACGTCATCCATAAATGGGAGACTCGAAAGGCCACACCAAACCGATCGAACGTCGTTAAGCTCGCCGAGCTCTTCAACGTGAAGCCCGCCTGGCTGCTGTTTGGCCGTGACGACAACGCAACGGGGCTGAATATGCAAGACACCTTTGCCGCACTGTCTATCCCCTCACAACAACAAGTAGACGCGCTCATCAACCATCTATTGGACATAGAAAGCGCTAGGGAATCAGCACATGGAAAAGACTCGTAAAGAGCGACACAAAACCTGGGACACCTACGCAAACAGGGCGCTAGTCGAGGCAACAAATCACTTTTGCTCTGGACACGGGCTGAAGTTTTTTATTGTCCCTTTCGACAGCCGGTCAACGCAGCCTATAAATATGTTAAAAGAAATGTTGCAGCCCTGCCCTTGCCCCTCGGGCGACTGCAGCACGCATCGGGCATTTCGCGTTGCTGCGGCAAAAATGGCGCGCTTCTACAGCGGCTACTCGGCAGAGACGCTGGTGCTGCACAAAGACAGCGCGTTTGTGTGCGTGCGCATCCAAGATGAGCTCATGTACGTTGGCGTTCATCCTTGGGATCTGCCTGCAGTTAAGGCTTACGCAAGGGAAAACGACCTGTTCTACGATATGCGTAACGTCGAATTGCTTTATTGGAAAGGCAAAAACGAAGAAGCGATGAAAAATGTAGTCGTTGCGTCGTTTTAAATAAACTGTTCTGCCTGTCTCCTTTTTGTTGACAGCTCGTTAGGCCATCTATAATGTTCTCTTTGTCAACGAACAAGGAGACACTCGATGACCGACGAAACGACACGCAACGGAAACAACGAGCCAACGATCGAATCGCTAGTCGCCAGGCTGGCAGAGCTCAAAAAGATTGAAGACGACGCAAAGCTCGAACGAGTCAAGCACGAAGCCGAGATCCTGCCCTTTCTCGACCAAGTCCAAGAAGGCAGCAAAACCACCACCCTCGCCAACGGCACGAAAGTCACAGTAAAAAATGGCTTCAACCGCCGGCTGGATCAAGAGGGCTGGAAGCGCATTAAGCACAAAATCCCGACGAACCTGCACCCAGTTCAGCTGAAAGAAGTGCTGAGCGACACGCAAATGCGTTACCTGCAGAACAACGAGCCAGACTTCTACAAAGAAATGTCTGCCGCCGTGACGACCTCCCCCGCGAAACCATACATCACAATAAAGGAGGCGTAATCATGGCCTTTGATCTCAAGTCGGTATCGCCGACACAATCTGCGCGCGCGCTGTTTGGGCTCGTCTTCGGCACCTCTGGTGTCGGCAAGACGACCTTTGCCGCCGACGCGCCCGACGCTGTTTTCATCCCAACGGAAGACGGCGCCGGCAGCCTCACGCTGCAGGCATTCCCGATAGCTAAGTCATACGACGACGTCATGTCTGCGATCGAAGCGCTTTGCGGCAAGCACGACTACAAGACTGTCGTTATTGACTCGCTCGACCACTTGGAGCCCCTGATCTGGAAGAAGGTCTGCGAAGACAACAACGTCAAAAGCATCGAGCAGCTGACATACGGCAAAGGCTACGTCATGGCTCTCGACCTGTGGCGCGACCTACTGTCTGGCCTGCGCTTTGTTCGAGACAACCAGGGCATGAACGTCCTGTTGATAGCGCACCACCAGATCCGCAAGCACGCAGACCCAGAGATGGAGCAGATCGATCGTTATGAGATCAAGCTCCACGCGAAAGCCAGCGCGCTGGTGCAAGAGTCGTGCGACCTTGTGCTGTTCGCGAAGCACAAAGTCATGGTCAAGAAAGAAGACACAGGCTTCGGCAACACGCGAGCCCGCGGCATCAGCACCGGCAAGCGCGTGCTCTGCACCGTCGAAACGCCGGCGTATGTGGCCAAAAACCGCTTCGGCTTGCCAGACGAGATTGATCTCAGCTGGGACGCCCTCACCACCGCAATGAACCAAAAACTAGAAGGAGCAGCCTAATGGCCCAGTTTCAATTTAGCACCGCCGGTATCGAGCCGGCATCCGCGCCACAAGAGCGCCAGCCACTGCCAGAGGGCACATACAAAGCCGTCATCACGGACAGCGAGATGCGGGCAACGAAAGCCGGCACTGGCCACTACCTAAATTTCACTTGGGAGATCACGTCTGGCGAGCATCGAGGCCGTAAGGTTTGGGCTAACTACAACGTCGATAACCCAAACGAAAAGGCGGTTGAGATTGCGAAGCGCGATCTCGCAAGTGTCTGCACGGCGATGGGCAAGGATGGCTTTGCAGACAGCCAAGACCTGCACTTCCACGAAATCGAAGTGCTGGTGAAAATCAGAGAGGCGTCAAACGGCTATCAAGCCAGCAACGAAATACGGGGTTACTCAGCACCAGCGGGCGCTGCACCACCGCCACCGGCTGCGCCAGTGGCACCAGCTGCTGAAGCCGCGCCTGCGCCTCTTGAAGAGAAGACGACGCCGCCTTGGAAGTGATAGCAGCCAGCAAAACGCTCGAAGCAATCGACACGAGCATCGAGGCTGACCAGGACAACGCACCTGGCCGGCTTCACTTTGGTGCGTCGATTGCTGGCGAGGAATGCAGCCGCAAGCTCTGGTACGGCCACCATTGGGTGCGAGGCCAGAAGCATTCAGCACGACTGCTACGTCTGTTCGCTCGCGGCGAGACAGAAGAAGTGCGCTTCGTGAACTATCTGCGCCGCGCTGGCGTGACAGTCTGGGAAGTTGATCCTGACACGAATCAGCAATGGCGCATCGAAGACCACGCAGGGCACTTTGGCGGTTCGCTAGACGGCATGGGCAAGGGCTTGCCCGACGCACCCGACGCGCCGCACGTCTTGGAGTTTAAGACTCATAACGCCAAGAGTTTCGCCGACATGGTGAAGCGTGGCGTATATGAGTCGAAGCCGATGCACTACACGCAAATGCAGATTTACATGCACAAGATGGACGTGCAGTGGGCGCTTTACATGGCCGTCAACAAAAACGACGACGACTTGTATCTCGAGCGCGTGCCGCTCGACCAGGCGCACGCAGAGCGCATGCTCAAACGCGCGCATCGCATTATCACAAGTGACCGCCCGCTCGAGCGCATGAGCGACGACCCCAGCTGGTTCAAATGTAAATGGTGCGACTTCTATGACTTGTGCCACGGCACAGCAACGCCGGCCATGAACTGCAGAACGTGCGCGCATGCAACGCCAACGATGGACGGCGACGGGCGATGGCACTGCGAGAAACACGACCGGCATCTCGACAAGGCCAGCCAGCGTAATGGCTGTGACGACCACAATTTCATACCGCCGCTGCTTGCGAACTGGGCTGAGCCCATTGACGCAGACGGCGACGGCGTGACCTACGAAAACAAAACGAACGGAAAACAATTCACGAACAGCCACGCGCACTACAGTTCAGCTGAGATTGCGTCAGTCGAGTCGCCGAAGATCATTGGCGACGCAACGACCGATCGTCTGAAGTCTGAGTTCGACGCGCGCCTGGCGGGAGAAGCGAAATGAACCTGACTGACATACCAATGGGCGAAGTTGTAAGCGGCATTGAAAAGCCTATGCCAAGGGGCAAAAAAGCGCGTTCTGCGACGAAATGGGCGCGTTTTAAGGCAGACATGAAGATTGGCGACTGCGTGCGCGTTGCGGACGTCAAAGAAAAAGACGCAATGAAATCGTACTTTCGCGCCAACAAAGTTGGCTGTCAAACCCTGGCAGTAGGCGACGGTAGTTTCGTTGTCTGGCGCACTCGTTGGGCCAGCAAATGAGCGATGAATGGGTGCGGGTGCTGACCGAGATGCGCGCAGCCGCAAAGGCTGCTCAGCGTGAGCGCGAGAAGAAGCCAGAAAACTGCTTTTTCTGCGAGCACATGGATCGTGAGCCAGGCTTTTGCGGAAAGCACATGGCGCGTCCGCCAGCTGATTTTATGCCGAAGGAAGGCGCGTGCCCCGATTTCATCGAAGAGATTCCATTTTGATCCGGCCCCTGCACGCAAGCCTCTCCTTCAGTGTGCAGCCTTCCCCTGGGCACGTTCCCGTCCGTGTGGCCAAAGGCGGGCTCTTTTGGAGCATCGCATGAACGACTACGAGTTTGAGATTTTGATCACGACCAAAAAGTACATCAAGGCAGAAGCGACCTGCATCGAAGAGGCCAAAGACAAGGTATTGAAAGTTGCGCGCGATCGCATGGGCGACGACTTCCACAGCCTGCAAATCAACGAGCAGCCAAAAAAGCAATGAGCGATCTGTTTTTCCGAGCGATCAAGGCGCAGCGGCAGGCCAAACACCTGATGTCGCCAAAGACCAAGCGGTCTGGCAATCGCCAGTTTCACCGAGCGCTGACTGACGAGCAGATCAGCATTGTGCTGAAACTCTGGCGCGGAGGCATGCGCAAGGTCGCAATCGCCGACGCCACGGCGCTCAACCAATCAACCGTTTACAACGTCATCAACCGATACGAAATCACCGATGGCCAAGTCAAAAAAATAAAGCGAGAAATCGAATGAGCATCGACGACGCAACGCCAGCAGAATGGAATGCCCTGCGGAATCCGCCCGAGCACTACACCCAGGGCAACATCGAAGTGATCGAAGTGATACGCGACACGCTCGATAGTGACCAATTCAAAGCCTACTGTCAGGGCAACATTTTGAAGTATGTCATGCGTGCCAATCACCACCGCCAACCCACCGTCGAGCACTTGCGCAAGGCGCGTGACTACTTGAACTGGTGGATAGATGAAGAGGTGCAGTCGTGATCGTGACTGAAGCAAAGTTGACTGAGATCACTGGCTATACGAATGGCCAGATCAGGCACCGTCGGTTGCAAGCCTGGGACAAAGGCGTCCATTATTGGTCTGATCCTGCGAAAACGACTGTCTACGACTTGGAGGCAATAACGGCATGGCAGATAAAAGAGCGACCGGCGTCTACGAAGATCGAGGGCGATGCCGCATTAAATACCAAGACGGAAAGAAGCGAGTCTCAGAGACGCTTAGCCTCTCGTATACGCCAGCTAACGTAGCCAAAGCCGCGCAGATACGCGCGCGACGCATCAAAGATATCCTCGAAAACCCGCACGACGGCAGGCCAGAAGGTCGCAGCCCTACCTTTGGCGAACTGGCACAAACGCGACTCGACATACTGGAGCGCGGCAAACCAAGTGCCAGGCGCAGTGTGAAAAGCAGACTAAACAATTATTGGATGCCTGAGTTTGCTGATTGGCCGATCACGCAGATCCGCTATGGCGACGTGCAAGAGATGATGCGCGGCATTTACCGCAAGCAGCTGTCAGCCAAAACGCTGCGCGAGATCCTCAACGACGGCGGCAGTGTCTTTGAGCTCGCAATCAAAAGTCGCTGGATCACAGAAAACCCATGCAGCCTGATCAGCAAAGAGATCAAGAGAGAAAAGCGCGAGATTGATCCATTCACTGCGGACGAGATGAAACAGCTGCTTGCAGCGCTGCCAGAGAACCTGCGCATTTTTTACCTGATCCGCTACCACTGCGGATTGCGCCCTGGCGAAGTGATCGCGCTGCGCTGGTCTGATTACAAGGACAGTGTGTTTCATGTCCACAGAAACCGCGTATATGGTGTTGAGGGCACCACCAAAACAGATACCGAGCGCATGGTGCCCGTTCACCCTGCTGTGAAGAAAGCCCTGCTCGATGCACCCAGAGTGCTGCACAGCGACCACATCGTGAACAACCAGTTCGGCCAGCCGTTTATGAGTAGCAACAACACTGGCCGCGCGCTAGTGAGAGCGATGGAAAATACTGGAATTAGATATCGCGATCCATACAACGTGCGTCACTCATGCGCCTGCAGGATGCTTGAAGCTGGCATGAAGCCAGCCTACTGCGCCAAGATTTTAGGGCACTCAGTGCAGACTTTTTTGACGACTTACGCGCGCTTTATCGACGCTGACGCGGACGCGGAACAGGCCGCCATCTGGGCCACGGTTGAGTAAAAGTGTCCGCGCAGTGTCCGCGCTCTTGATTTGAAACCAGAAAAGTCAATCAAATCAAAGGGTTGAATGGGGTGGACGATGGGGCTTGAACCCATACAGTCTTGCTGCAGCTTACTGCAGCTTACTGCGAGGCCAACAAAATCAATGACTTACGAAGGTGCCCTGCTGTGTCTTGCTGTAAATTACTGTGTTTAGCCGTAAAAGTGTCCGCGAAATGTCCGCGCTACACCAACAAACTAAGCGTCGAAGACGACGCCAGCTGCTGCACTTCCACCCGCCCATCTTTAGCTGTGTAGAGCGTGGGCTGGATCGTCTCAACAGCCTCACGCACGAGCTCGCCCTCGCCGCCAGTTCGCAGCACTTCCTGGCGCTGCACGGCGGAAGTCTTCCAGGTAACTGGCGCCGGTGCGCTTGTCATCGAGACGTCCATTACTGGGAAAGCACTGCCTGCGAGGCATTTAACCCGCGATCCACTGCGCCGCTGCTGTTGCCTTCCAGGTAGGCAGGCGCAGAGCCTGTTATGTTACCGATAGCCATAGGGCTCGTTGCTCTAGAGAAAACGGCTGCAACGACGTTCTGTGGCAAGAATAAAGACAAGGTTTCTTTCATCGATCTACCGCCGGCTAACTCAGCGCCAATCTTGCGCACTGCATCTGGGTCAGTCTCAGTCAGCATTCGCGCGAGCTCGTCGGCTGTTGCTTTTAACTGACGGTCTTGTAAATCCAGACCTTCCTGGCGCAGCGACGTCTGCAGTAGCTCTTGCAGGCTAGAAGGCAATCCGCCGACAGATGCCTGCTCACGCAAACCTCTAATCGTTTCAGCACGCTGCGCGGTCGCTGAATTCATGCCAGCCTGCTCAACGCGCGCCATGTTAGCCTCGCGCGACAAATTGCCCATAAACTCATCAAACCTGACGTCTGCATCTGGCTCGTCGAACGTGAGCCTGAGCAGCGACTTGCGACGCGGGCTCTTGAGCATGTTTTGCGCTACATTCGCCGTTTCTGGCGATCGCTCCATTTGATCTTGCAGCGCGTGCATTGCGCCAAGTCTAAAGGCTTCGCGCTCTGACTTGCTGTACGCAGCGATATCTGCCGCAAGCTCGTCAGGATCAGCGTTTAGCATTTCACGCCCACGCTTGAGGCTGTCCATCATGCGACTATCGCCTGCGTATAGGTTGCGAGCTTTCGCATACATTGGATTAGCTGCATCTATCTCATCGATGAATGCGTTGCGAACAGATCGAACCGATGCCACTTCAGCAGCGCCCGCACCCGTTTGGTTAGTGATGTTTGGAAATGCCAAATCATCAATGCCCATTTTCATAAAGTGCAAAAAGCGCGTGTTGATTGCGTCAACTTTCTGCCCGTCTGGGCCCAGAATGTCACCGGACTCAGCAATGACAAACCTGTCCATGTTGCTCTTTGGGTTTTCGTTTCGCGCAATCCTGATCGCTCTTTGGTAGGCGTTTTGTGCTGCATCGGTTTGAAAAAATTGGCGCAGCCCATCGTTTATTGGCACGTCTTTTTTGTACGCCAAGCGGTAAAGCGTATCCGCTGACTTTCCGCGCGCTGATTTTAGAGCCATAAAGTCGTCATAAAACCTGCTTTGTGCGCCAAAAGCGCTCTGCAGTATGCCGGTCAGTCTCGCTGGTCGCCCTGCTTGCCTCTCAGACAAGTAACGAGAAGCTCGCGACTTTGCTGGCCCTGGCAGCGTTGCAAGCGCATCGATCAACACGCGCGTGTTTTCACCAATGTCGGCCAACGTCACATCTTTGCCCATGCGGTTGGCAACGTATGTGATTGCCTCTTCAGGCGTTGTTAGATCGGCTTCGATTGCGTCACGCATCAAGCGCCTGGCTTGATCACGCCCCTCTCTCGCGGTTTTTGCTTTAGACCTTACTGCTGTAGCCAAACTGCGAACAGGCGTTGACAGCATGTCTGTGACTCGCTGTAGACCATAACCCGTCGCGCCACCAAAAGCTGCGTTCATCAAACGATCTTCAGTATTCTCGCCGCTACCAGAACCAGCCACAGTTCCCGCAACCAGGGCTTGTTGGCCTCGTGATAAAGAAGGCAAAGACCGCAACGCGCCACCAATTCTCGTTGTATTCGCAAGAGCGCCTGCCCCACCAGTTATTGCTGACGCGCCGATAGCGCCGGCGGTTTCGTATCCCATCGCTTTCAATGGGTTGTCTTGGCGGTATTGGTTTATAGGTTCGCGAATCTGCGAAAGATTTATGTCGTAGCCACTGACGGGCTCTTCGCCTCTTTCCGCACGCTGCTTGCTTAGCATTTCTGCTGCGTAATCAAAGTCCCCTTGGCCAAACATTGCGCCAATTTCGTCGCTATAGTTGAGCGACCCGCCTTGCAGAACAAGCGCAACTTCTTCGGGCAACCGACCTCGCTCTAACGCCTCGAGGGTTTGTAGACCTTTTGCGTTACCTTGCTCGCGCATCTTTTTTTCATTAGCGCGCAAGATCGCCTTGAGCTCGGCTACTTCTTTTGCCAGATCACTCATCTCAGTTTTCCTCCGTGACGCCTAGTATTTCATTGGCAGCGGCTGCGCCGGCGCCTGTCTCAGCATAGTCGGCGCCCTTGACCGCGCGATTTACTTTCGCTCGCAACATCCTTCTGCGCTGCCTGAAATCATCACTATTAGCCGCCTGCATCATGTGCCTGTTGAACTCGATTTCAAAAAGCGTCGGATTATTGCGGTAGTTGTTAGAACCTCGCGCATCTTGCTCTCTGAATGATTGAGCCGCTTCGTAAAGGGCAGTGTCGCGATCTCGCTTAAAGTCCAACACATCTAACATCAGCAAGTTACCGTCAGCTGACTTTGCTAAAGTTGGCGATGCAGTGACAACAAAGTCCAAATCTTTATCAGTAGGATTCACGCCTAATTGTTTAACCAATGGCAAAACCAGCTGATTGGATGCGCCTGCAAATAGCTCTTCGCCTGATGTACCAGCAACATCGAATCCAACCGCATCAAGGGCTCTGCGACCGTATGCAAAAAACTCAGCGCCGAAACCTGTGCGTAGCCCGCTGGAAATTAAATCTCGCATGACCTCTGTGTTAACCAATGTTGATTGGCCAGTTGTATAGGCATCTCGCAACGTAGAAAAATTGTCCCGCACGCCTTCTAAGGAAAGTTTGTCCGCTTGATTCCCAACAGTGCTGATGTTTGTGCGCGCGCGCGTTGACTGTTGGTATTGATCGAAGTTAGGGCGTTCGTCTTCAGGAAGGGCTGCACGGAACGAATACTCCTGCGTTGCAGTTGTGTCAAAACGCTGGTCGTAATCACGCAAAACTTGAAAACCACTTCCAGGCTCTACTTGCTCTGCAACTATGAAAGCCCGTTGAATTTGCGGTGGATATTTTTGCAAATCAGTCATCCCAGCGACTCCTCTCGCAAGGGAGTCGCGCTGTCTTTGCTCTAACGTATTGACGTAGTCCAAGCGCGCCACGTTGCCCTGCAATCGCCGTAGCGTGTCGGCTGCGCTTTCTCTTATGCCAAGCGACTCTTGCAGCGGTCTGACCAACACGTTTTGGAAAGCGTTAGTAACGCCTTCCTTAAAAGAACCTGGCGCTTGGAAATCACGCGGCGCTGCATATTGTTGCAGTAGTTGCTGCGCAGTTGTCATTTGCGGCTGCTGTTGCTGAGCCGCCATCTGCCTAATTTCTGGCGAAATTTCAGGCACAGAGACAGGATTGTTGATTGGCAAGCCTTGCATCAATAGACGCTGCTGCTCTTCACTTAATGATTCTGCCATTACATCAGCCCTCTTTGCGCTGTATTAAAATAGCCGGTTGGTAATTGAACCGCTCGCTCTGCGGAGCCGTAGTCAGAAAGACCTTGGTTCATAAACGATTGCATTCGCTGGTCTCTTTTTGCGCCAGCGATTTCTTCATCTTCAAGCGAACCATCCATCGCCATGCGGATGCGCTGCTCTGCGTATGCAGCTGGGTCTTGCACCAGGCTCGTCAGCGAATCCAAGCTGGGCTGCACTGTGTTCATAACGTATTCGCCAGGATTGCTGACGGCGTTAGTTATGTTCTCAACCTTATCTCCTAGTAACTCACGCATGGTAGGCTCGTCAGGCTTTATGGGTTTATTCTGGTCATCGTCATTGGTCAGCAACCCCATAGGCGCGCCAATTTTTCCAGCCATTGTTGCCATCATTTTGCTAAACATTACGAAATCCCCGCGTTAAACCCGCTGCCTTTGCTAGCGCTCGTCAGCGGATTAGGCAACAAGCCAGCACCACTGCGAAGCACGTCGAACATGCGGAATGGGTACTCTCTCGCTTCTGCAAATCTGCGATAACGATCATCGAGCAGCTGTTGCGCTGCGCCTTGCTGCAGCCCGCCAACGCCTTGTAGCGCAGCTGCGTCCGCGAACTGCGTACCGCGCAAGTCGCCACCAAGGTTTGCCAGCTGAGCAGCTGCACCCTGGCGCATGCCAGACGCCTGCATGCCAGCACGTTGATTAGCGAGCGCCGCTTGCAGGCCAGCGTCTGCGTTGAAGCGCTGAGCGTCGAAGCCTAGCTGCTGGTTCCGTATGGCCGCGTTTTGGTTAGCCAATGCTGCACGCATTTGCGCGTCCTGGTTTGCCAGCTGTCCGCGCTGCCCTAGCTGAGCGGCCTGAATGTTTCCTTGCTGCGTCGCTTGTTGCGCTGCCAGGTTGTTTGCTGCGTTTAGCTGCCCCGCTCGCATAAAGTTTGCGGCTGACGTGGTGTCTGCTGCCAAGCCGGCTCGCTGATTTGCTTGCTGGCGAGCCAGGTCAGCCTGCAGGTTTTGACCGCCAGCTGTTAAGCCGGCTTGCTGGTTAGCGAGCGCTGCCTGCTGACCAAACTGCGCCGTCTGCATGCCTGCTTGCTGAGCTCGATTGAGATCCGCCTGCGCTTGCTGCTGCGCGTTCTGGAAGCCCTGCTGGCGCAGGTTGACTGCTGTGTCTGCTGCTTGTCGCGCGAAATTCCTGTTCGTTTCAGACCTGACCAAAGCGTCACGATCACCACCAAACGCGCCAGCCGATACGGCACTCGCTGCGTTTTGGTTCTGCGTCATCTGGCGCGCTCGATCTAAGTCGCCGAGCGCCGCGTCAATAACGCCAGAGTCGTATTGGTTTTGATAAGGCGTCAGATCCGTTTGCGCCAGGCTTTGCCCTGCAACGGTTTGGCCCTGCACCTGTTGTGCTTGCAATGGGTTTAAGCCGCCGATCTGCTGCGCACTCACGCCTTGCGCTTGCACCTGCTGGTTATTAATGGGAGCAAAGCCAAATCCGCTCTGCACGTTCGATGCGCCTACATTGCCAACTTGTCCTGGCGCAGTGATCGACCCAGCGGTCACTTGCGAGGGCTGAAAGCCTGTCTCTGCTCGCGTCGTTGCAATGGCGTCGTTTATCTCGCCCTGGCCTACGCCAGCACGCGCAGTATCTGCGGCCATGTTCATGCCTTCTAGCTGCGCAGGCGCCAAGGGCGCAATCGTTGCGTAGTTATATGGCGTGTATGGCGTTGCAGCAACACGTTGCCCTTGTCGGAACGTGTCGGTCAGCATGCCTTTGAGCTCTGGATCGAATGTTTGCTCAGAGCTCTGCTTGTTTTTGCCTAAACTCATAGTCCTACCATCCCAATGTCAAAGTTGCGGAAGTCTGGCCGTATGTCACCCATCACCGGCGAAGACTCTGAAATAAACGGCCCTGCTGCGGGCATTACTGCAGGCCGGTAACTGCCGCCGGCCATGTCCAAAATAGGCATCGACTGACTCGGTGCCTGGTAGTTATCAATCAATTCTTGCGCTGCTTTTCGCTTTCGCTGACTGACTGATTGCCTATTTACGATTTCCATTGCTTCGGCCAAACCTGCAGGCACTGATCGCCCACCGTACTGCCCGCCTTCGCCGCCAATGCCAACATCAAAAATCGGTATCCCATTAGCCTGACTGTTACCTGCCGGTTGCCGAGCGGCGACGGGAGCCTGTGCTGGCGGCTCGCTGCCAGGCAATGGAAACTGCTCGTAATACGCCATGTCAGGTTGCGTGATCTCAGTGCCAGACCCGTAAAAATCTTCTGGCAACGCGGGAGGCGCGGCCATTGCCTGCTCGGTGAGCGACGACCCGCCGCCTTGCTGTAAATCGCCCATCAAGCCTGGGTTAATGCGTAACAATTCTTGCAGGCCGATATTGCTACCGCCGCCGCTGCTTCCGTCTTTGCTCATATCTGCTTGACCAATGTTGTGTGGGCTTCTTCCCAATTCATTTCTTTTAACGCCTTCGTCCAGCCTTTGCGCCCGCTCATGCTGAGCGCCGAGCACTTCAGGCTTTTGGCAAACGAAATCAAACTGGCTTCCATATCTTTTATCTCAACCAAATCACCCGCCGCTAGGAAAACATGCAACGCTCTTAGACGCGGGTACTGCACGATCTCAGTGACCATGCAGCTTTTGCTTGCCGGCCAAAAAAACATGTCGCCAACACTGATCGACTGCAGCACGTCTTCGTATGTGTGCGTGCCGCCTGCTCGCGCTAGCGCCATCTCTAATAGCTCACGGTATGGCCCAACGACGTCTTCTGCCGTATGTAAAACTGCCTCGCTCATAACGACGTCGCCGAAATGGTGCCGTCGTTCGCGACAGTGATACTGAATCGCGTGCCGTCAGGGCTCTGCAGAATCAGACGCTCACTTCGTAACTCGACGTCCTGGTTCTTTTTGCGATTCAAGTTGTCAGCTTGCTCAATCAAGTTGTTGCGCTGGTTTTCCTGCACAAAATCATAATTACGCTGCGCCTCGGGCAAGATCATCGTCTGCTGCCCTCGCGTACATCGAGACGCATGTTGCCTACTCGCCAGCTGCTAGGCGTGTTGCCGGTTACTGTCATCTGCACCTGGCGCCCCTGGAATCGCACGCTCGTTGGCGCCGACATGTCGAACGGGCCAAACGTGCTCTCAGCTGCATTTGGATAAAAACGTGTCTTAAATGTGGCAGTCACGTCGCCCTGGGTTTTTTCGTCAGGGATCAACGACGTCGCGACCATCATCCGGTCGCCATTGCCAAGCTGCAGCGGGCCGGTTTGCGCAAAGATAGTGCTGCCAGAGTCGTATGCGTAGCCGACTTCGTGCTCATAGACATAGCCGTCAGCGCTTGTGTAATTAGGGAAAACAAACGCACCAACATCGACGCCAGCCGTGCGTGCCAGGGTGCCAATCTGCCAATGGTTTTCCATGTAGTTATATGAGACGTAGCTGTCGTTTTCGCTTGATCCGCTGCTTGGGTAAAACCAAATGATCTCGCTGAAATTGCTGTTTTGGACGGCGTAAACTTTTGAGCGCTCAGTGACGTTTAGGTTCTCGAAGATGAAGTCGCCGACACTGCTACGCAGAGGCTGCACGCTGCCGTTGTAGACGAAGAAACCGTTGTTTCCCATCCAATAGGCCGCGCCGCCAGCTGTCGCGCAGGCGTTGGCGCTAATGACACCGCACGCCGTGCCGACTTGCTGGAAGCCGTAGATAAATGGCGGGCCTTGGTACCTGGCAGTATGCGCGTCCGTGTCCGTCAGCAAGAGCGTCTCGCCGCGCATGCGCTTGCCGGCCATCAAGTTGCCGTCTGTCGCCAGGGTGAAACTGCCTGCTTGGTTTGTTGCCGCGGGCGTCCAGACGTTGCTCTGCTCTTGGTCAGAGAACGCGACCTTATTACCTACGCCACCAGCACCTAGTGCAAAAACAAAACGCTCTGGGCTCACTACAATGGCGTTGTTATCGACAGGCGCATTGCTGAGCACAGCTGCCACTGCGGCGGTGCTGTTGGCCCACTGATAAATCTTGCCGTCGCTCGTAGCTGACGCGATGACATATTCGCCGAATGTGTCTAGCGACCAAGTCGTTGCCGGCGTGTATGCGCCGCTGTCTGGCCTGGGCGTATTCCAAGTGCTCGCGCCCCATGTCAGCCCGCCATAGCCCAGGTTCTGCACTGCGTCGGCGTTGCCGGTCGTAAAGCCAGCTGGCGTGATGTCTGTCAGAGCGTTGTCTTGGCCAACAAAGTAAAGGTTCGTGTGCGTGCCTGCGACCGTCCGCCGGTTGCGGCTGTTGTCGAGGTAGGCGATCAACGCGCGACAGACGCCAGACATGGCCGACGTCGTGCGAGCTCGCCAGCCGCCTACCGGCTGTAGCGCACCCTCGTACCAGCGCACCAGGTTTGCGTCTGACCAGGTATTGGCCTGCTGCAAATCGGTGCCGTTTTTAACCACGCCTGGCGGCGGTGCGATGTTAAGCAAAGACACGGTATTCACCCGTTTCAATCATGTCGCAGAGCTCGTCCGCTCGATACCCGACCTGCTCTGCCCAACGGCTTGCGTTGAATTCAGTGCTGGCCCAAAAGTAATCGCCTGACTCCATCGCGGCCAATGCCTTCTTGAATCCAAGCAGTTTGGTCAGGCCAAGGTTGAACGCAATGTCGATCATTGCCTCCCGTCGCACACTGTCGAGTTTGCTGTACCAGGTAAATCGATCCGTGAGCTCTTGCTCGACTCGCTTGATGTCGTTTGCAAGCAGCATGTCGATCTCAGAGTCGCTCAGACCAATACCGCCGCTCTCGTCAATGTTGCGACCGACGCCCACCGTTACCTTGCCGGCGCTGCATTTATAAGCGTGGCTTTTGACGCCTTCGTGGCGCTTGAGCATCTTAATAAGTCGTTCACTCATTACTTGTTTGATCCTTACTAGAAGCACCGAAGTAGAAACTGATGATTGAGCTAACGATTCCGCCTAAATATCCGAGCACCAGGTTAATTACTGCGTCTGAATTTTGGTTTGGCTCCTGGATCGTCACCATGAAAATGTAGCTGCCAAAAAACAGAACGCACATGATCGCGATAAGCCTGGCAGTCCAATCACCGCTAAATCGCTTGCGCGCGTCTTGCGTGTCTGCTGTCTGCAAGGCAAACACGTCCACTTCTAGCTTTTTCATTTGGACGGCAAAGTCGTTATCTGCGCGTTTGATTTCTGCCAGCTGTTCTGGCGTAGCGTTTTGCACCGCTTGCTGCAGAGCCTTTGGCTCTGGATCACAATCGAGCGCCTTCGCGATCGCTGACGCCGCAGTGCCGGCCAACGGGCCACCGAGTGCTTGCGCGACTGTAGGTGCCAGGCTGCCGATGATTCCTTTGATTGCGTCAAACTTCATTCGTTCGTCCTATGTGCGTTATCGCGTCAGGTATGCCAGCAAGAGCGCCAATGTCATTGGCAACAAAATCAAAAGAACCGCTGCGACCAAACCCCACTGCTTAACCTCTCTCCAAAACTTTTTCTTGGCTGCCGCTTGTCTTGCAAGCTCTTGCTGCTTTGCTTTTCTCGCCTCGGCCATTGAAGCCATAGCCTCCTTATACAAATCCGCGTTTCCGCTGATGGTAAATAGATCGCGGATCTCTGACATGGTTCGTGATATCTGTTTCTTGGCCAACGCCGCCTTAACAGCGTCTGCCTCTGACAATTTTCCCTCGTTAATCGATCGCTGGAGCTCAACCTCGGCCCCACCCAGGCTTGATAGATAGCCTGAAATACTTGAGATATCTGACGTGGTTTCCGCAATTTGCTTGATCGCGCTTGTTGCGGCGTTGACGCCGGCGACGATTGCCGCAATCTCGCCAATCATGGCTTAGCCCATGTTCAATAAAATTGGCAACAAAACCGAACCAAGAACGATTGCGTACAAACCAAAAATCAGTCTCTCAAGTTTTTCAAAATTCTTTGCGCCACTGTCCAGGCGACGTTCTATGTTTTGAAAGCGAACTAGGCACTCGCGTTCATGCGCCTCGATCTCTGCCAACGCCTTTTGCGCTAGCTCTTTCTCAGTTGTCGCCATTAGGCGGACTCTTCCTCGTCTTCTTCAACCGCATGCACTAGGTCATGCAAATCGGCTGACCAAGCGTTTATGGTGCGCTCGCTTTCGATCATTTGAATCTGTAGCTGTTGTTGCTGATCCCGCAACATGCGAACGCGCTGCACAATGATTTGCGCCTCTGGCTGCAGGTCGCTGAAGTTAAAGTCGGCGTCACCAATCGTAATTACTGCGTCTTCCATGCTCTATTCCTTATGCCGCCCAAGGCGTGCCTGTTGCTGTAGCTGGCGTGATCTGCCCGTCAATATTGGCTTGCAAAGACGTTTGAACCGCATCTTTATCAACGCCACCTGCCCAGCACCAACCAAGCACATCAGCTTCAGTTAAATCCGCATATGGGATGTAATCGGAAGCAGACGGGTCTGGGGTAAACCCACTGGTGCTGTAGCTCGTAGCGGTGTAGGTCACGGCGTCATCACCAGAGCCTTGTGTCTGCTCTGCGTTGCAGCGCCAATGAGCCACAATGACCCCACCCGCTAGGTCGCCAATCAGGTCGCGCTCAAGGGTTGAAATCGTCCAGTTGAAAGTAGCCATTAGTTGTTCTCCTAGATTGCTGAAATGATGAAGGCGAGTAGTTCAGAATAGCGCACACCCATTCGTGTACGTTCTTCACCAGTTTCTTCATCAGTCCATGTGTTACTCATAAACATTGCATAGCGTCCAGCGTCTAAGCCTTCTGCTTCAAATGCTGCTTGTAGGCCTTGTGCGATGATTCCAAAGTGGATACGGGCATCGTCGCCTTTAGCTTCTACTGCGTCTTTCCAGCGCCACTTACGAAGAAGTCCTTTACAAGCTACGGCTACTCGTTGTTCTGCGTCTGATAATGTTTCAATGTCTTGCTTGTCGTTTGCGTCGGAGCCTGTGGTGACACCGTTGGTAATGTAAGCGTCATTAAAGCGAGCAGCTGATTGGCCCAAATCAATCGTATTGTCTCTGAGGTTATTCGCTGAAGGGTCGTATGGCATGATTGCGTCAAGACCAGCGGAAAAGTCTAGTCCTGTGTCGCCAGAGCCTATATTTAGGTCACCGCTTAGAGTACCAATAGCGCCTATAATTGAGCCATTGCGCGTAAATCGTGTTATCTCACCATCATTGGTTCTACCAAAAATGCTAGCCACACCACCATTGCGGTAAGACAAAATAGCTCCAGCGGGCTGCATCTCAATGCCAGTGACGTAGTCACCAGTAGTCGATTTCCCCAAAAGCAAGCTGCCTGATGAGGTCAGGCGCATGCGTTCTGCACTGCCGGGTCTAAATCGCATATCTCCAACCATCTCAAAGGTCAGATGCCCTTCACTTGCGCTGTTGTAAATGTAAGCTGTTTGGTCTGCACCGTTTGTCAGAGTAATTGACGAGGCAGTTCCATCTATCGCCAACCCAGTAAAGCCACTGCCTGCAACAATAGGGCTGGTAGTGCCAATACCCAAAGACTCCGCAGAAGCATCCCAGAACAACTTAGGCGTAGTGCCTGTGTCTTCGTAGAAGCTGATGTCGCCTGTATTAGCAACGGACAGCCTTAAAGCATCTGCTGTCTCATTTTTAATTAAAAAATTTCCTAATGAGTTGTTTGAGCCAAACAAAAAGTTATCTGTGTCATCTTGCAGTCTTATGTAAGTAGCCGCAGTGCCTCCATCAAAATCACCCGCAACAACCGCTGTATTAGCAACAGTAAGCCCATCCATCGTGGCTGTGCCAGTAAAGGTAGGCGATGCCAGAGGTGCCTTAGTGTTTATCTGTGTCTGAATGGCTGAAGTCACGCCGTCAACGTAGTTCAGTTCTGCAGTGGTAGCTGTAACGCCGTCCAACAGGTTAAGTTCAGTACCTGTCGCAGTGATTGCTGTAGCACCCAGAGTGAGTGTGCTGAATACACCCGCAAGCCCACTCAACGCATCCGTCACGGCACCACTAGCGCCAGCACCGTCTGTCACAATCATCTTTACGGCACCAGCAGCAACCGCCACGTTCGCGCCGGAGCCCTGATTAAACGTCAGCGTAAAAGACGTCTCATTGCTGATAATCCAGACCTTGCTGATGGTATTTGGCGCGAGCGTCACTGTGCATGCCTGGCCACCGCCGGTGCATTTCAAGTACATGCTGCGCGCTTCATCGGCAGCGCCGTCTGCCAGGGTTATCGTGTGCGTTGATGCGTTAGGGATCGCTTCGCTGCCTTGGCCGAAGGCTGACGCCAGGTTGCTGATCGTTGTGTTTAGCAAGCCGCCCCAGGTTCCGCTGTTAGAGCCGGCCTCTTGCTCGCGGACGCGCAAATCATTGTTAAACGTATCAGCCATTATTTATTCCTCAAGCTGCCCGTTGCCATGATGTGCTGGCACTGAGCTGTTTTGTGTATGTGGTTGTGCTGTCGCTCTCAGCCGACCAGCTGGTCGTAGCAGAGGGCTGAACTAAGTAAATCGTGCTTACGCTTGATTCGTCTGACCAAGCGGTTATTGCGCCTGGTTCCGTTTGCCATTTGATTTCGCCGTTTGCTGCAACGCTGCTTTGTGCAGAGATCGCTGCCGATCCAAACCGGATCTGACCGCCGCCTGCTACAACCGTTGAGACGGCATCAATCGACGCTGCGCCAACTTGAATCACAGAAGCCGATGCAGACACAGCGCTAGTAGCCGTGACTTGCGCGGCGCCAGTTGTGATCGATAACGCAGTCGCACTGACTGACGACGCTGCAGTGATCGCGACAGCTGCGCTTCTACGCCTTTGCGCATCAGCTGCAATAGATGCTGCCGATTGCAGTGCAGCCGCGCCATTTCGTAGCAATGCTGCGCTCGCAGAAACGCTCGATGTCGCGTCGATTGCAGCCGCTGCAGAAACCAAGACATTTGAATCAGCGCTGATGGTGCTCGTTGCGCTGACATTTATGCTGCCGGCAACCACCGTCACTGCTGCTGAAGTTATGGCCGAAGAAGCAGTAATCAGCGCCTGCACGTTCTCGAATTTTTGACCAGTTGCTGAAATCGTTGCAGATGAAGACAGCGCAGCAGAACCAAATCGAATGCGACCGCCACCAGCTGAGACACTTGAGCTCGCAGCGACGGCTGCAGCGGCACTCGTCAATGTAATTGCGTCAGCGTTTACTGAGCTCGATGCAACGATATCTGCAGAAGCCGCAACGACAGTGACAGACGAAGCAGAGGCTGCAGAAGACGCTGCAATCGCGGCCTGGCCGTGTCTTAGCCTTTGACCGGCAGAGACAATTTGCGACGCGCCTGCAATGACGACGCTAGCCGGTCTAATGCGACCAGCTACAGCACTGACTGCCGAACTCGCTGATATGCTTGCTGCAGCCGTCGTGATCGATTGGCCAGCAGACGTAATGCTCGACGTTGCGGCGACCAGGGCATCGAAATTTCTAAAGCGTTTTGCAGCAGCAGTGATCGTAGACGAGCTCGCAAGAAGCGCTTGTGCCGCCTTCGTGCTTACACTGGTCGCTGAGATCGCAGAAGAAGCGTTTAGCGATGCGGCAGCGGAAACGACAGTAACGGCGCTTGCGCCGACCGTCGCGCTGCTTGCTAAGGACGCCTGGCCATTTCTAAACCTTTGCGAATCCGCAGCAACAGTCGATGAGCAAACGATTTGAGAGATCGCAGTCCTCGTCCGCTCAGCATCCGCAGAGACCGCAGAGACTGCGTCAATCGCTGCAGCCGCACTCGTAATTGTCTCAGCATCTGCAGAAACGCTTGATGCAGCTGAGATAGTGACTGACGACTTTGTGATAACTTCTGCGTCAGCCGAGATACTTGATGACGCAGAAATTGCAACAGCCGCTGGGGATATGACTTCCGCTGCAGCTGAGACAGAAGATGTCGCGGTGATCGCAACAGACGATCCAGAGATAACTTCTGCCGCAGCTGCGATCGAAGACGACGCAGAGATTGCGACAGCTGAGCCGGATATGACTTCAGCGCTTGCTGCCAATGAGGACGATGCGGCAACCAGCGCGCTAGCGGTTCTAAAACGTGTCGCTGCACTAGAGACCGAAGACGTGCTGGCAATGCTCGCGCTTGCCGTGCGAGCGCGAACGCCATCGGCAGAAACCACAGAAGAAGAATTGACAGCTGCCCCAGAGATCGCAACGACCTGCGGAGCCACTGCCACAGCCGATGAAGTTGTGACCGTCGCAGAAGCATCGACATAACTCCACTCGCCATATCGTCCCTCACCAAAACTGCCGTAACCCCACCCTTGACTCATCAGTCTAAGGTGATGTCCACGTCACCAGCTGGGAATCGAAACACGTCGCCGGTTTCGATTGTTCTGCTCGACGTCAGGTTAGACCATCCCAAAAAGTTTCCGCTGGAAGATGCGTCGAAGATGCCCACAGCGACAATCGTGCCCCAGTTGCCTGTGGCGGTTGGGAAGTCAACAGCGGATGCGTTCGTTGACGCAGCGCCTGTTGTCGTAAACGCGCAACTTTGCCGCGCATATCCACTGCCAGAGAGTTCAGTGCCACCACCGGCGTCCGTTGGCGCACTGGTGAAGAGGCCAAGGTAGACAGTGCTTGGGCTCGTGTAAGACGTGTTGCTGAACGCATGCGCCAGCAATTTGTTTTCAAGATAGTCAGAAAATCCAGCCATTTTAGTTTCCTATTGGAGCGCAGCGGCTCTCATCTTCACGCTGGTCTGACCAGCTGTTCGTTGGTTTGAAATTTCCAGGTCATCGATCGCGCGCTGATATAGGCTCGCCCATACCGTGATGCGCTCGTCGTTCTGCAGGTAAGGTGCGCTCTGCATCAACGTGCCATATAGATAGATGTCTGGGTTGTGCGTGAGCAGCCAGTTGCTTGTGTTCGAGTCGGAAAGCGCTTCGATCTTGGCGTAGTAAACGAGCTCTGCCGTGTACCCAGTAGCCGTGTTGTCTGGTGATGGAAAGACCTGGATCTCTGTGCCAACGTGGCTGTATCGAGACGGCGTGCCAGTAGCACTGCTGCCAGACTTCAGCGCGTTCAGCGCTTCGTTCGTGACAAACTCCATCTGCGTCACAGGGTTGGTCTCGAGAATCAGACTCACCGTCTGTATCCAATCTGCCGGTGTTGCGCTGTATTCGCTGTCGATCGTCGCCTGGGATCGAGTAATCATGTAGCGATGACGGATGCTGCGGTTAAACTGCGATTCCGCCAAAGCCACAAAGTCACCTATCGCACTCGTCAAATCCGTGCGGTTTAGCCAATCGGCTACGCTCGCCTGGAGCTCTGAGTACGTCGAGATCGCCATCAGATACGCGCGTCTCGCGTGCGGAACGCGCGGTTATCTGGGTCGTTAAGCCATGCCTTCATCTTTTTAGGATCGTCGGCAATGCCTCTCGCTTTCAGGTCGTACAAGACGCTCAATGGAATGGACGCAACCTTTGACCACTCACCATGCTTCTGGTGTCGATCCATCTCGTTACGAGCCCGCTTGTTCGCCTCAACGATTGCCGTCACGTCTTGCGATGTCGCAATAGTGATTTTGTCGTCTTTCAGCGTCTCGCCAGCTTCGTATACGAAGTCTGATTTGATGCCTGTTGTGGCATCGTTAGACAGGTTGCGTTTTATTTCCATTGGTCAGTCCTAGCTAGTGGATAGATCAGCCACAACGCCCAGACCAGCCTCTTGAGTGACGACCAAGCCGTACTCAGCCAAGGTGAGAAATTTCGTTGCATCACCGGTTTTGGCCAGTTCTTCAGCCTGGATTGGTCGAAGCGTTGCAACCTCACACATATCTGGGTCGATGACGTAAGCGTCGCGTGCGCGGCTCTTGGTAGAAGGTACGATCTGAACGCTACCGAAATCGCTAAGGTAGACGTCAGCCGCCCCAACAATTGTGGTAGGGCCGTCAGAAGGTGCCATGTAACGCTGAGCAGCGATGCCGGCAAAGCCAGAGATCACTGTCTTAACGTGAGGGCCAACCATGACGAACTGAGGCGAGCCCCCGTTGGAGAAGATGCCTTGCAGGACTGTTTTTAGCATGGGCTCGGTCATGGCTCGCTGGGTGCCATCAGTAGCACCAGCATTTACGACACCACCAGATACAGTTGGATCTGCACCGTTTGTGCCGCGAGACGTGTTGGTCTTGATGAATGCAGCCAAAGGCGCAGTCTTACGAGCGGTCGTGCTGTTACCAGCGACAGCTGCATGGTTCAAACCACAGAGGTTATGTTCCATATCGTTCAAGAGACGCTTTGAGGATAGACTGATCTGATACGCGGTTTCTGCCCGCCTACCGGCCAAATCTAACGCTTTCATTGTGTCGGACACGATGAAGTCTTTGCGGCTGATCTGCGTGTAGTTACCCAAACGAGTTGTTGGAGTTACTGCGGTGAACGCAGCCAGGTCGTCGCCTTCCAAATGATGGTTAGCTGCAGCTGCGCCAAGGTCATCAGTCTGCCATTCAAAAAATGTGTTTGTGACTGAGCGACTCTTGGTCATGTTGCTCATAAAGGGCCGAGTCTCTGGCGATATCATGGTTACGATACTGGACAAGTCCTCCCGAACGCCTTTCGCGTCGTACTTTAGAAAAGTGTTAGCAATAATGGTCATTGTTTTAAGCCTTATAAAAGAGATTCAATCAAAGACGCTGCATTCTCTGCAGTGCCTCGCTCTTTGAGACGTTGATACGCGGCTTTAGTTTTGCGAGCGCTTGGCTTGACCTGCTGTTGACGAGATCCTGACCTGACTGTCTTGCCCGATTGACCAGCCTTGCGTGCTTTACGCACTCGGCTCTGTCCTTTGTCGAAGAGCATCGCCTTTCGCAAAACTGCGATATGGCTAGCGCGCACGAGTGCGCCGAGCTCTTCTTCCGCAACGCCGCTATCGAGCAAATAGGTTTTTAGCTCTTCGCGTTCTCTTGCGGCTACCTTGTCGTCTTTCCACTCTGGGATGACTTCAGGCAGTCGGGCTGCTTCCTGAGTGATTAGCCCGCGCATTTGCTGCTCTTGCTCTTGGGCGTTAGCGTCGTTCACACGCTGCTGCTCTATCGCAATGGCCTGCATCTTTTGCGCTCGCTGCTCAGTCCGCTGTCGGTACTGTCGCTCCAAACGACTCGCCTCAATTGGATCTTCCTCGTACATACGATCAAAATCCGGCGCTGGCTCGTCAAAAGCCTGTAGCTGCTGCTGCAAAGCTCCCAGTAACTGGGAATACTGTGTCCGCTCAAGAAGAACCGCGTCTCGGTCTTGTTGGAAAGCCTTACGCTCTTCCGCCAATGTCTGGCTCTTCTTGGTGTAGTCGGCCTGGCGTGAGTACCCGTTCTGAAGCTCATCAAGACTAACCTCTACGTTTTCACCATTTACTTTTACGGTGAATGTATCGGCCTGCTCTTGTTCGCCCTCGTCTTCGTCGTATTCCTCTTCATCCAGATCGTCGGCATCATCGTCTTCTGAGTCGAATTCCTCTTCGGATTCTTCAAACTCAGCGCCTTCCAGTGCCTCGCCCCCCTCAAGAGACTCGTCAACGTCGCTTGAATCTTCGGCTTGCCCTTCTGCGGGTTCCATCAATTTAGCGATAGCAGCCTGGGCGTCGCCCAAGGTGCCCCCCATATATGGGGTTTCTTGTGTATCTATTTTATCACTCATCAGCTATTCCGTTGTTTTGCGAAAGCAATCTCGTCGGCTGCGGCGCGCATGCGCACAACAATGTCGTCAAGGGCTTCCTGTTTTTGATGTAAGCGCTCCCGCATAGCGGGGTCACGTTCCTTGCACCACAGCTCGAAGAAATCGAGCCTTAGCATCTTGATGAGCTCGGCGAAGTCTTCGTCGTCCGCCAAGCGTTGGATGTTGAGTAGCGAGTTATGCGACAGGGGCATTCGGCACCTGTTGTTGTGCGGCCAGCTGTCTTACGAGCTCGCGGTCGCGTTCTGAGTTGGCTCGGATGCCTGCAACATCGACTTGCGCGCCATACCTGGCAGCAATCTCAGCCGCCTTAAGCGCAATGTCTGCCTCGTCTTTGTCTCGCCGGCGATCGTCTTCGCGCTGCATCTTTTCGCGCTCCAGATCCAACTCCGCCTTTTTCTTCTCTATGTTTGCGTTGATCTCTGCCATCTGCACCTGGATCAGCTGCTCGTTGATGTCCGGCTTCGGCGGCTCTTGAGGTGTTGGCGGCTGCTGACTTGGGTCTTTGAAGAACCGCTGCGGGTCTTTGAAGCCAGAGACTTCGAGTATCTGTACCAGCGTCTGGTAGTAGTTCTCGACGCTGACCAGTGGATTCTCTGGGCCAAGTTGCTGCAATAGCTGCTCTTGCTTCTGCGCGACTTGCTGCAGCATCTGCATGCGCTCAACGTCGCCGCCCTTACCCAAAGCCACATTGCTGACAACGTCCATGTCGGCGTTCCAGCGATCAGGGCTCATGGGCACAAATGTATTGCGCAGCCTGATCATCCGCGGCTTGTCCATGTGCTTGATGATCAGCTGCAGCAAGCCCTTATAGAGCCGCGTCATGCCGCCATCGGCGAACAGCCTGGCAATCATCTCGGTGCGCTGCTGAGCGGCCCCAATCGTCTGCTGTACGGCCATTAACGTGCTGCTCTGCAATGCGCTAGGGTCGAGCCCGTCAGCCGCCTTAGAGACGCCTGTGCGGTTCTC